GACCGAAGTCGAATATGCCACAAACAAACTCGCCTTGAAAAAAGAAGGCAAGCTCAACTGAAAGGATCTGAGTCATGAACATTGAAAAGACTACGCGCCCGAATGTCCGTCCTCCGATGAATCCGGAGGATCCGCGGGAACGCGCCGCCCGGCGCGCAGCGGAAGTCCGTGGCCACATTGGCGTCATGGATGAAGGCACTGACGATTTTTACATCGACAGTGCGATCATTCCCGACGGCTGGAGTTACGAATGGAAAACTCGCACCGTAATGGGTGCTGAAGATCCTGCTTATCAGGTCGCCTTGGCGCGCAAGGGCTGGGAGCCTGTGCCGGCCTCGCGTCATCCGGAGCTGATGCCTGTCAATTCCAAGGACGTCCAAATCACCCGCAAGGGCATGGTCCTCATGGAGCGTCCCCTCGAATTGACGGAAGAAGCTCGCAGCATTGAAAATCGGCGCGCTCGCAATCAGGTCCGCGCCAAGGAGGAGCAGCTGTCAGCTGCGCCGGCTGGTCAGTTTGAACGCTCGAACAAGGATTCTCCCTTGATCAAGGTAAAGAAATCCTACGAGGCCATGCCAATCCCCAAGGAGTGAATCAACAAGGGGATGAAAATTTTCTTTTCATCCCCTTTTCATTTTTTGCAAATCAAAGAATAATCTCCCATCCTTCCCCGGTGCGAAGGATTAACCAATCCCAGATCTGAAGCGGCCCCGGCGTGCCAGCGACAGACCTCCTGAAAAGGAGATCCCGCTATGGCCAACAACAACACCAAAGGCCCATTCGGTTTCCGTCAGATTCGAGGCACCGGCTCCGCGCCGACCTACGAACAGGTGGTCATGAAGATCGCCTACAACAATTCGACCCCGATCTATTTTGGCGATGCGGTTGTTCCGGTCACTGGCTCGGCCACTGGCTACATCGCTCAGGCGACTGCCTCGACTGTCGCGCTCGCTGGCATCTTCGTCGGCTGCAAATATCTCTCTGTCGCGCAGAAGCGAACTGTCTGGTCCAATTATTGGCCGGGCAGCGATGTTGCCTCGGGCAATGATGTGACGGCTTATGTCGTCAATGACCCGAATGCGCAATTCCTTTGTCAGGCAGGTGGAACCACGGTCACTGCTTCGCTTGTCGGGCAGTACATTCAGCTGAATGTCGGTACCGGCAATTCATCCAACGGAATTTCCGGCATGTATGTCGAAAATCCGGCGACGACTGTCACGCTGCCTTTCCGAATCGTTGATGTGGTGACGGAACCGCCCGGCCAAAACGGCACCGACTTGAGTGCTGGGGGCTACAACTACGTCATCGTCGCCTTCAACAACCTGTTGGGTCGCAGCAATGGTGCTGGCCCGACTGGCATCAGCTGATAGGAGCAGGTAAATGGCTGTCAATCTTTCTGCCATCAAAGACCTTCTCCTTCCTGGTCTCCGGGGAATTGAAGGCAAGTACGAGATGATCCCATCTCAGTACGACAAGATCTTCACCAAGCACGACTCCAAGATGGCGCTTGAGCGCACGGCGGAAATGCGCTTCTTGGGTCTGGCGCAGCTGAAGACGGAAGGCGGTCAGACCTCCTTCGACAACGGCGCGGGTGAGCGCTATGTCTATAACCAGGAACACACTGAGATCGGCCTCGGCTATGCCATCACGCGCAAGGCCATCGACGACAATCTCTACAAGACCCAGTTCCACCCGTCGAATCTCGGCCTGATTGAATCTTTTCAGCAGACCAAGGAGATTTACGGCGCCAATGTCCTGAACACCGCGACGACTTATTCTGGCGCAGTGGCGGGCGACGGTGTGGCACTCTGCTCGACAGCGCATCCGATCGATGGCGGAACTGTCGCCAATACGCCGACCACGCAGGTCGATCTGAATGAAGCCACATTGCTGAATTCGATGATTGCGATCCGCACGAACTTCAAGGACCAAGCTGGTCTGAAAGTGTTCGCTCGTGGCCGCAAGCTCATCGTTCCGCCGCAGCTTGAGCCGGTCGCCATCCGCCTGACCAAAACGGAGCTGCGCCCCGGAACCGCCGACAACGACGTCAATGCCATCATGACGACTGCGGGCGGTCTGCCCGAAGGCTACATGGTGAATGACTTCTTGACTTCGGCGTATGCTTGGTTCTTGCTCACGAACATTGATGGTCTCTCCTACATGGAGCGCATCAAGTTCGAAACTGATATGCAGGTCGATTTCGTCACTGACAACCTGCTGGTCAAAGGCTACGAGCGCTACAGCTTCGGTTATTACAACTGGCGCTCGATCTACGGCTCGTTCCCCACCTCCTGAGGAGAAAGCACAATGGCAATCACTGCTTTTTCCGGTCCGCTTGTTGTATTCGGCCAGAATCCATATAGTGCCGAATACAATCCGGATCTTGGGACGTCGCTTTTCTGGGGCGGGATCGGCTTGCTCGATCCTCGCCCGATTTACACTTACCTGCCAGGCGAGGCTCAGGCTGAGCCCGATTTCGGCTGGCTCGGAACGGACGATATCACCACGCTCAGCATCGTTCCTTATACCAAGGCTGCTGGCGCGATTGTTGCTTCGGCCAATCCGACCTCGGCGACGCTTGCTCTCGTCAGCGCCAATTCGGCGACGACCGGCGTTTACATCACTCCGAGCATCACCCGTTCTGATACGGGCGTTGTCGATACAAATGGCGGCGCTGGCCTCGTGGCGCTCGACGCTTACACGTCGGCGACTGCGTCGTTCGCGAATGGTGTGATGACTGTCACTGCCAACAGCGCCATGCCGATCACTCCTGGCATGGTCGTTCTGACGGGCGGAACTGTCACTTCTGGCACATTGGCTGGCACCATTATCACTGGTCAGCTGACTGGTGGCACTGGCGGTCAGGGTGTCGCTGGTACGTATTCGACCAACAACAGCGCTCTTTCGGCCAACTCCGGAACCGTCACACTGGCGTTGCCGAATCCTTTCGCCTGCGCTATTCCGCTCGGCCCTACGCCCAGCATTTATCTTTGGAATGCTCAGGCGCTCATCGGCCGCGCGGTTGCAGTGACGGCAGCCTCCGGAGCCACCTACGCGACCGCTACGGTTTCCGGCTACGATATCTATGGCTATCCGATGGTCGAGGCGATCACCCTCACTGCCGGCTCGCAGGTTTCTGGCAAAAAGGCTTTCAAATACATCAAGTCAGTTGTTTTGTCGGGTGGCACTGCTGACACAACGCATGCCTATTCGGTCGACACAACGGATGTTTTTGGCCTGCCACTGCGATCCGACAATTTCGCTGACATCTCGGTCAACTACGCGACTTCTCTGACTGCTGTCACAGGCATCACCGCTGCGACCAACTACCTTCCGAGCGATCGGACGGTCGCCACTTCGACCACTGGTGATGTTCGCGGAACCTATGCTGCTTTCACCTCTGGGACTGGCGCAAACAAGCTCGTCATTCACCAGTCGCCGCAGGCCTACAACATTTCGACGATCACCGGCCTCTTCGGTGTTACGCAATACGCCAACTTCTAGGAGCAGGCATCATGAAGGGTCACAAAGCTCACCATCACACCGCTCAGAAGATTGAGCACCACATCGCCAAGCACCGCAAGGCCGGTGGCAAGGCAGAATCGCCCATGCGCGGCAAGGACGAGGAAGAAGAGGACCTCAAGGAAAAGCCCGAGGCTCGCACCAACGCCAAGAAAATCGATTCTGAGGCTGAGGAGCGCAAGGAAGGCGGCAAGGTCGAAGGCAAGAAGGCCAAACACCACGCCGGCAAGAAAATGCGCAAGGCGGGTGGAATGGTTGAGTCCAGCCCATTCTCGCACGCTGAGCATGGCACTCCGGCCAAGGGCCGGAAATTCGAGCGACAGACGATGGGTCGCGATTGATTCGTCGGCGCTGGACATGTCCAGCGCCATCTAGCGATGCAGGGAAGCAGGCTATGACGCCTATTGTCGTTTCTGTTGGCCCTCTTGCTTCTGCAGCAGCCAACAATATCGCTCTTTCGCAAACGCCGACTGTTGGTGCGTTGACGCTCAATGGTGCGTTGGCGACGGGCGGCATCGCGACGCTCGATGTGCCGCGACGCGTGCTCATCACCACGACTGGCAACGAGAGTTCGCGCACTTTTACGATCACAGGAACAGACTGGGCCAACAGCCCGATTTCTGAAACGATCACTGGACCGAATGCGACGACCGGCCAGTCGGTGCTTGATTACAAAACGGTCACATCGATAACCATCTCTGGCAATGCAGCGAATGCTCTGACTGTCGGAACTTCGGGCGTCGCATCAAGCCCTTGGGTGCGTTTCAACGATTTCGCTCCGAGCAACATTGCATTTCAGTGCACTGTCACTGGCACTGTCAATTACACTGTCCAGACCTCGATGGACGACCCGAACAAGGCAGTCAACTCTGTTGCGCCTGCGCTAATGACTTGGGTCAGCTCTTCAGACACCAATGTCGTCGCTGCGACAACGACACAGCAGAGCAATTTCCTTTTTCAGCCAATTTTCGCTCGCATTACGCTCAACAGCGGAACTGGCTCGGTCGTCAGCACGTTTTTGCAGAGCAGCAATGGGCCGCGATAAATGGCAGGGCTCTCTAACGGGAACGGCACAAGCGTCGGCCTGGAGCTCACTCCTGTGTCGGGAATGTCGCTGGGAAACGAGCTGACGTTTCTCGGTTTCGCGGTTAAACCTTCTGTCACATTAGATTTTACGACAAGTTTTAGCACATCAAGCGCTTCGCTTTCTCGCACTGGCAATGCTAGAATGTTCGACAGCACTGGGACGATGACTTTTGCTCCAAACAATCTTCTTTTAAACAGCGCGACCCTTTCGACGCAAAACATTACGACAGTCGCCGGAAATTACATCATATCGATGTACGGAACTGGTTCAATAACTCTTTCCGGAACTTCTTCTGGAACGATCACCGGAACCGGCGCAAATAATCAAGTCTATCTAAAAATAACTGCAATTGCAGGAACATTGACACTTACCGTTTCTGGTTCTGTCACCTTTGCGGTCGCAGCTCAGGTGACATATGAAACGACCCCTCGCTCTGGCGATCAGGTAATAACAACAGGATCTGCCTATTATGGCCCAAGGCTTGATTACAACCCGAGCACGCTTGTCGCTCTAGGGTTGCTGATTGAAGGAAGCGCTTCGAATTATATTCTTCAATCTCAAAATCTTGCATTAACATGGACGCAGCGCGGCGTAACGCTGACGACTGGCAATACAGGTCCGGATGGAATCACAGCACTTTCGCGAGTCACGCTCGGTGCAAGCGGCTCGCAAGATATTTTCCAATATCGATCAGCAGCGTTTCCTCCATCGTCAAGAATTGAGCCGTCATTTTGGATTTACAAAACATCGACAACAGGAACGATGCAGATCCAAAATGCTTACACAGGAGCAGCTGCAGGTCTTTGGTCTATAAATCTTGCGACGCTTCCGGCCGGGCTCGTTCGTGTGACTCGGAACACAACTGGTGTGACGGTTACGAACGAATTCACTTCCGATGCATCGGGGAACTGCGGAATTGGTTTTTATATGGCCTCTGGAACCGGGACAGTTGATATCGGTTTCGTAAATATGGAGAACAATTCATTCACGACTTCTTATATCCAGACATTTGCTGCAACAGTCACAAGAGCGGCAGACATCGCAGCAATAACGAGCGCGACAGCCCTAGCTGCTAAAGCGATTATCATTCAAGTCAATGGCCTTCCAGGTTCAAATGCTGATACGCTTATTGGCTTGAATGCAGGAATTGGCCTCGGCGCGACAGCTGCAAATGCATTGACAACAGCTTGGGGCGGCAGCCAAACAACAGGCACAACTGCCACATGGACAGGAACAAATCGAGCTGGCATCGCTTTTAACAATGGTCGTGTTTCAATTTCCCTCAATGGCAGCGCAGTAACAACTGCAGCCAACACGCCTGCTGCATTGGCCAATATATGGCTCGGAAATACAAACAATGGCGCAAGCGGATTTTTGAATGGCCATGTTTCGCAAGTCTATGCATATTCAACTCTTACTGATGCACAACTTGTTGCTCGAACACCTGTAGGAGCAGCGCCATGATTGAAGTTGTTTTTAATGCTCCGAATATGGCAGTTCTAATTTCTGCATCGACTGCTCTCGGCTTTTATGCTCCGGCTTCTGCCGATGGGTCAATTCCTGCGCGAATAATTTCAACTGGAGAGCCAGTCGGAGGAGGATCTTGGTTTTACAATTTCGTTGGCCCTATTTATCTACCAAATGGACAAACTGCAATTGATCCTCTTGGTAATTTGCAGCCTGTTTTGTCGACAGACGGGACACTTTGGGGTCGACTGAGGATGAATGGAGATTCTGCTCCTCTTTCTCAGATAATTTCTGCTTGCCGATCGTACGGAATAACAATATATGAATTGATTTTCCCTCAGATCGGATATCCGTATTGGTCTCCGGATGGAGGGGCTACGCATGCGCCTGATTTCGTTGCGAGTGTGGGGCTAATCGCTTGACTACTTCAGGAACATACAATTTCAATCCGTCGCTCGGCGAAGTGACGATTTATGCTCTCGGAATGTGCGGCATTCGAGGAACCGCAATTCTCCAAGAGCACATGGAAACTGCTCGCATGGCATCTAATATGATGCTCGGCAGATGGTCCTCGGACGGCGTCAATCTTTGGGCAGTCGATCTCCAGACAGTTCCGCTCGTGGCCGGTCAGGCGACTTACACTGTTCCGCCGAGCACTGTGGCGATGCTGGATGCTTATTTTACAGCAGGCGGAACGAACCGCGTTATGCTTCCGATAAGCAGAACAGAATACGCGAGCTACCCAAATCCAAATCAGACTGGAACACCGACAGTTTTCTGGTTTGATCGGCTTTTGTCTCCGACAGTTACCCTTTGGTATGTGCCGGACGGAAGTCAGACAAGTTTCAGTTATTATCGCGTAAGGCAGATCCAGGACAGCGAATTCTCGAACGGCCAGAGCGTCGAGATCCCATACTATTTTTGGGAGGC